GTGCAAACCGGTGAAAGCCTTTTTCAAGCCATCGGTCGGCAGGATCACGTCAAAATCAGGACCGGCAAAAGACAGCTTTTGCATCGCGCAAAACAGGCGATGTCCATCGGTCGCGGTGATGCGCAGGTGATCAGCGTTCCGCAGCAGATGGACTCCGCGCAGATAGTAGCGCGTTTGCTCGGTGGATGCGGAAAGCATGGCGGCTTTGAGGAAAGCAACATTCAGGGTGATCATGGTCAAACTCCAATTTGATCAGGGCGGGATTGCCCTTGGTGGTGGTGTAGCGCGTTTTGCGCGGAAGCGTCAATACCATTTTTGTTGAACCAATCGAAAAGCATTTTCGGGACAGAAGAATAGGCGTCGTGGGCCGATCCTGCCCAAAACAGGCGATATTCTGTTTTCATCGTGTCCAGCTTGCGCTGATATTCGCGCTGCTCAATCGCGCCCATGCGGTTGAATTTGCGCCGATCCCATTTTGCAGACGGCGCTTCGCCTATCTCGGACCGCGCGAAAAGGCCCTTTTCCACACATCCGCGGAAGGTGTCCACGCCGTGCTCAAAAATCCATTTGCGGTCCAGCATCTGGTCCAATCGCGCGTTATTAGCGGCGGTTAGGTCGGTCATCGTGAAACTCCAAAAAAGTCAGGGCGGGATTGCCCTTGCGTCAAAGGTAGAGGCAAAGCATTTATGCCGTCAATAGGTTTTTATTTGTCTTGGTCCTGTTTCTGTTCTTCGCACCTCCGCCGCCATTCTTCGCGCCAATCGGTCGGGCGGTTCAAATAGTCCAGAACCTTGTTCAAAAGCCAAAGCATCTACGCCGTCCCCGATCAAAACAACGGGGCAGAACGGCAGGCTTCATAAAGCGCGCCCTCAAGGCCATGATACGGGATCGCTTCCCATCGGTCGCCATGGGCGGGCCGGACGCAAGTAAATCCGTGCGGCGCAACATCTTCGCTAGGGTATCCATCGCTGTCACGCAATGGCAAAATCCGGCCGTATCCTTCCGGCCCGTCGTGCGCCCCATGTATTGCAAAAACATAAACGCGTTCGGCCATCGCTGTCGCTGCCATCATATCGGCAAGCGCCTTCGCGCCTTCGACGCACATCTGGTGGTATTCTTTCATCAATCTTTCCCCCACTGGTTCCAACCCATCTGCCCTTCGATGGTGTATTCGGTCACGCTTGGCAGACCGCTGTCCAGCTCGAAACAATCGTCCTCCATTTCGCCGCCCTCGACGGCATCCACGGCATCCTCGATGGTGTCGGCCTCAAACTCATATATGTAGGTCACGGTCATCGTGGCCCTGATCTTGAAATTAGGCATTGTGGTTCTCCAAAATTAAACAGGGGCAGGATCGCCCCTTCGCCGAACCTAGCGCGCATCCGCCTTAACCGTCAACCCCTTTTCTTTCGGCAATCGCTTCAAAGATCGGTGCCCAGGTCTTGGGCGACTCCAGCCGCAGGACAGGGGCCAGGTGCAGGCCCTTGATCGCCAAATCGGCAGCCTGCCGCGCGTGATACAGGAAAATCGTGCAATCCGCCCCCCTTCCCGCCTTGCGGACCAGTATCCAGACGCTCGCATGGCCGTGGCGGGCCATATAAGCCACCTGTGACGGCCTCAGGGCCACCGCAGCCCCTGACCCCTGGCTTTTGAGCTCTACCTTGTGGAAAGCTCCCATATCGTCGCAAAGCTCCACATCGGGGATGCCCGCTCCAATCGTGGCTTCAATCCGCATCGCCCTCCACGTCTTTGTCGACGGCACGCGGGACAACTGCGCCTTCATCTGCTTCCAAAAGGCGGCTTCTGACTTTTTGACGATTGCCTGCGTTGCTGCCTTCAGGGGTGACGTCAATGGTGACTGGCTCATATTGCTGCTTCAACTCCGCAATGGCTTTCAGGACTTCTTCTTTGCTCATGCTGTCGATGGTGCCGTGCCTGATCTCCGACTTGCTGACGTAGATATCGCCTTGCGCCTGGCCCCGCCGATACTCCGCTTGGACCGCAGCGGAATAAGCGCCGTTCTCCAGCGCCTTGTCGCGGATCACTTGCAGATCGCGCAGGTGGCGCTTGTAGTCGATGCCGTACTTCCGGTCCAGCTGGGCGCGGAACTCTCGGATCGCCCGAACGACGTGGGGGCTGATGTCAGGGTTTGTCATTTCCCACGCCCTCGCATGGGCGCTCTTTTCGGGAAAGCCGGCATTGATCGCCGCATCGCGCATCGTGATCATTCCATCCTTTGCCACGAGCTCTTTGACGAAGAGCTCTTCGCGGCGGGACAGGGGTTTGTCCTCAGGGGCGTACTTTCGGGCCCTGGCGCGAACCTGCCGCTTGGCTTCGGGTTCAACAACATATCGGGGCGTGGCTTTGGCCATAATTTACTCCTACGTTAAAATCCGTAAGATATTTACCAACAGGGGCCTGGCCATGTCAAGAGCCCGATCAGGGGGGCCTGCCGGACCCCTCCCTTAATTCCCCCTTCTATATATAGGGCCAAGAAAAAGTTTTTCTCAAAAAAAAATCAGATGACCCCTTAACGACTTTTCGCGATTAACAAAATCCCGTCCTCTCTGACCGCCCCCAAAAGCGCCCTGACCCGCGGTCCGCGGTCCGGCTCTCGCCCTCCGCCCTCCCCCATTTCCGACCCTTGATCGCCGCCAGCCCGACCAAAATCCGACCTCGCCCTCCGACCAAAATCCCCCTGACCCCCGGACGCAAAAACCCGCCCACAAGCTCCACGCTTGGGACGGTTACATCGGTTACATTTTTAGTTTCAATAAAATGTTGCCGCTTTTTTGCAGCATCGCCCTTATTTTACAGGGCTTCAGGGCTGGGTTACATAAGTGGCACCGGTTACGGCCATTTGTTCGCTTCACTCGCGCTTCGCGTTTTACCCCTGTAACCCGCGTAACTTTGTAACCGTCCGTTTTACCCTTTTACTTTCAAACACTTACCCGACTTTTGCGGTTACATTTTTCATTTCCAAATATGTAACCGGTGTAACCTTTTCCTCTTTTTTGGAGTTCCGGGCCATGTCTGAACCTACCCCTTTTCTGTCCTCCGCCGCAACATCTTTTTCCCCGGGCCGCGGTCCGCGACCCCTATCCCATTGATCTCTAACAAAACTTTTCTGCCCGTGATGCGCGAACCGTTATCCCCGACCTTTGAAACCCGGTCCTGACCCTTGTTCCGTGGTCCGCGACCCCTATCGCGTTCTTGACATTTTCCCCATCAATATAACCTATCAAAATAACCCGTCAGTATAATAATGGGAGGAAATGCAACAATGGATCACTTTGACAACATGATGAGGGGTCGTCGGGAGCTGCGTCAGCTGCGTGATGATCGCAAGGCGGCGCAGGGTTCGTCGTATGATGCGGCGGGAGCATTTGGCGAGTCTCCAGAAAAAGCGGTGAGCCAGCGTCATCTACGGACATGGGGCTCTCCTTTTATGCGAGCATTTCTTCGATCGTGCGGCGTTGGTCGGCTTCGTTGAAGTCTGCTGGTGCGACGCGTGTTGTGGATGCGGTGACTTGGTCCGTGGGCCGCAATACGATAATCTCCAAATCTAGCGCGACAAAGCAGAAGTAGTGAGCGTCTTTGTTTTTGGTCAGGTATGTGTAGTATGGGACGGTTGATCGGCCGCTTCCTCTTTTTGCCATTGACGCTGCTTTGACTTGGACGGTGATGATAGCGTCGTTGACCCTGCACCAGAGGTCCGAGCCGGATCGGTCCACGTGGTGAACTTCTACGCCGTAGGTTTCCAGGATGTAGGCGGCAAGAAACTCGCCTTGCCGCCCTTTATCCGTGTTGTTGTGCTGTACCAATGTCCGCGGTCCGTGGGTTGTTACGCTTGATGCGCTATACCACAATACCGTGTATTTTGAATGACCTATCCTGTCGCTCTGAGCAGAACGCCGAGGGCGGCAGTTTTTGCGGCCCAATCCACGGCGGGGTCGTCTGTCTTGCTGGACTGGATGAGCAGGTCTGCCGCTTGTTTGATGGCTTTTTCGAGCATTTCTATCTTTTCTTCGGGGGTCATTGGTTTGTGCTTTCTGCGTGCGCGTCGCGCATTATTTCGGTGATGTATTCGGCCACGGAGTCGCAGCCCATTTTGTCTGTTTCCTTGGCCATCCAGTCCAGTTGGTCTGGTGTCAGGGCCAGGAGGATGTCGCTCATGTATCCCAGCTTGATGTTGCGGTTGGCGAAGAGGTATTTCACGATCTGGCGCGGTGATGCTTTGACCTTGCGCGGCGGGATCATGCCCGCCTTGCGGGCCTCGACGACGCCGCGGACGACTCTGCTGTATCCGAGGCCCGTGGCCAGTTGGATGGCAGCGTGGCTGTGGCCTGCCCTGTGCATTTCCGCGATACGTTGTGTGTCAGGATTCATCATGGCCGTGCCACCGGACGCAGGAAGGGGATGCCTGTATCGCGGCAGTATGCGTCCACTTGTTGACCCCAGAGTTCTTCCAACGCCTCGACCATCGCAGGCATCTGGTCGCAGGTGGCTGACGTTTTACCTGTGATGTGGCCGACTTCCATGCTGCCGATTGCGAATATGATTATGTAAATGCTGGTCATTGGTTTTCTCCTTTCAGTTCTGCGTCGGCCTGTGCCTTCTGGATCCGGGCTGATGCGATGGCGAAGTAATCTGCATCCATCTCAATTCCGATAAAGCGCCGCCCGGTGTTGGCCGCTGCCACGCCGGTTGTGCC